AATCGACGACTGGGGCCGGGCGCCGCAGCCCTATGTCGAGAACGGCACGCTCATCACGCCCACCGCCTATCAGCAGGTTCTGAAGGGGCTTCCGGCGGTCGACTATTCAGCCCGCGACCTCATCTATCGGCCGCGCAATATTCGCGTCAATCGCGTCTATGGCTTCAGCCCTGTCGAGCAGATCGTCACCACGGTCAACATCGCATTGAGACGGCAGACGTTCCTGCTCGACTATTTTACCGAAGGCAACGTGCCCGACAGCCTGATCGGCGTGCCGGACAGCTGGACGCCGGACCAGATCGCGACCTACCAGAACTATTGGGACGCCTATTTCGACGGCGACCTCGGCCGCCGGCGGCGCGCGAAATTCGTCCCCGGCGGCATCGCCAAGACCTTCATCCAGACGAAGGAGCCGGACCTCAAATCCGCCTTCGACGAATGGCTGGCGCGCATCGTCTGCTTCGCCTTCTCGATCTCGCCGCAGGCGCTGACGCAAGCGATGAATCGCGCCACCGCCGAGACGCAGAAGGAGCTCTCCGAGGAAGAGGGCCTGCTGCCCGTGCTCGGCTGGGTGAAGGCGCTGATCGACGACATACTCGCCGACCAGTTCGGCGCGGCCGACCTCGAATTCGCCTGGGCCGCCGACCGCGAGCTCGACCCCGTGGCGCAGGAGGCGATCCTGTCGAGCTACGCGACGAAAGGCATCCTCACCATCAACGAAGCGCGCGCCGCGCTCGGCCGGGCGCCTTTGGCGGAGGCCGATGCGGACCGGCCGATGGCGCTGACGACGAACGGCTACGTGCCGCTCGGCGCGGCGGCGGAGCCGAGCTGACGTTGGCCGTCATTGCGAGGAGCGCAGCGACGAAGCAATCCACGGGCGCCGCTGCATGGATTGCTTCGCTGCGCTCGCAATGACGGCGGCGAACGAACACCCCCTCATCCTGAAGTGCGAGCGCAGCGAGCCTCGAAGGATGGGCAGCTCCACGCGACCTGAAGCACGTCATTGCGAGGAGCAAAGCGACGAAGCAATCCATCGACAGCTGCATGGATTGCTTCGCTGCGCTCGCAATGACGGTGGCGAACGAACACCCCTCATCCTGAGGCGCGAGCGCAGCGAGCCTCGAAGGATGAGCAGCTCCAGGCGACCTGAAGCACGTCATTGCGAGGAGCAAAGCGACGAAGCAATCCAACCACGGCTGCCTGGATTGCTTCGCTGCGCTCGCAATGACGGCGGCGAGCGAACACCCCCTCATCCTGAAGTGCGAGCGCAGCGAGCCTCGAAGGATGGGCCGACGCACCCAATCCACATCCTTCGAGGTTCGCTTCGCGAACACCTCAGGATGAGGGCGTGGAAATCAAACATCCTTTAACACGAGAAGGAGGCGCCATGTCCGCGCTGCGCATGTTCATACCCATCACCAAGGTCGATGCGGCCCAGCGGCTCGTCTATGGCGTCGCCACCGCGGAGGCGGAAGACCGCGCCGGCGAGATCTGCGACTATGAGTCGACCAGGCCCTATTATGAAAAATGGTCGGAAGAGATCGCCAAATCGACCGGCGGCCGCTCGCGCGGGAATTTGCGCGCCATGCATGGCGCGGTCGCCGCCGGCAAAGTGACGGCGCTGACCTTCAACGACGCGGCGAAGCAGATCGAAATCTGCGCCAAGGTCGTCGACGACGCCGAATGGGCGAAGGTCGAGGAGGGCGTCTACACCGGCTTCAGCCAGGGCGGTAGCTATGTGAGGCGCTGGACCGACGCCGAGGGTCGCCTGCGCTATACGGCGAACCCGAGCGAGGTCTCGCTCGTCGACCTGCCCTGCCTCGCCGAATCGAGCTTCGAGATGATCAAGCGCGACGGCTCGCGCGAGCGCCGGCCCTTCGCCAAGAGCTTCGAGGACTCCGCGCGCCTCGCCGGACTCGTGAAGGACCTCGAATGGCTGCGTGGCTCAGCCGTGCTCGCCGCCGCCATGGCGCCGGAGGCGGGCGCGGTGCTGACCGAGCTGCAGACGCTCATCGTCCGCGCGGCCGGCCTGCTGCGCGGCGTCGTCGACGCCGAGACGGCGCGTCTTCTGCCGAGCGCGGATGCGGCCGCCAAAATCCTGCCGACGTCCAGCCTGCACAAGCGCGGCGCGCGCAACAGCGCCGCCGATCTCGAACGCATCCAAGGTCTGCACGACCTCTCGGTCGACCTCGGCGCGAGCTGCGCCGCGAGCAAGGCGGCGCCGCCAGGCGGTCTCGAAAAACGCTTCGACACGCTGACGGCCACGCTCGCCGACGTGCTGGAGCGGGTGAAGCGCATCGAGGCGCAACCCCTGCCGCTGCCGTTGAGCGGTCGCACCCGCACGATCGCCAAATCGCAAGACATCGGCGCGGCGGACGAGCCCCCGCTCGACGCGCTGCTCGCCGACCCCGACGCGCTCTCTCTGCTCGCGATCAAGCTCGCGCAGCGCAACGGCCGCCGCTTCATGCGGCCGTGACGCGCCGTCCGTTCTCCACCACCCTCGTCCTGCAGAGTTCGCGGAGCGAACCTCGAAGGATGAGGCCGGGGAGAATCGAAGAGCTGTTTTCGACCAGGCTCTCAGGGTGAGGGCGCAAAAATCCGATCCTCTTTCGCAAGGAGCACACCGATGACCATGGAAACCAATTCGCAGAGCGCCCTCGATGGGCTCCGCGCGGCGCAGCAGCGTCCGCTCGCCGGACTCGCGGGCGGGCTCGCCAAAAGCACCTTCACCGAAAACGCGAGCGCTACCTCCGGTCTGACCTTCTACGACCTCGAGACCGGCGCGAAGTTCATCTATCCGGTGCTGACGCCGCTGCGCAACATGATCCCGCGCGTCTCCGGCGTCGGCGGCATCCAGGCGAACTGGCGCGCGATCACCGCGATCAACACGTCCGGCTTGCGCTTCGGCGTCTCGACCGCCAACCGCGGCGGCGCGCTCGCCGTCGCCACCACCGACTACACCGCCTCATACAAAGGCATCGGCGTCGAGACCAGCGTCGACTTCGAGGCGCAATACGCCGGCCAGGGGTTCGACGACATCCGCTCCGCCGCCGCCAAGACGGGCCTCGAGGCGCTGATGCTCGGCGAGGAGGCGATGATTCTCGGCGGCTGCGGCTCGCTGGCGCTCGGCACCACGCCAACGCCGACGCTGTCCGACGTCGGGACCGGCGGCAGCCTCGCCGCCAACACCGCCGTCAGCGTCGTCTGCGTGGCGCTGACGCTCGACGGCATCATGAACGCCTCCGTCGCCGGCGGCATCCAGGGGCAGATCACCCGCGCCAACACCGACGGCACCTCCGACACCTTCGGCGGCGGCGCGGCCAAGCCCTCCACCAATGCGACGATCACGACGGCCAACGACGGCAACGCGACGCATCTCCTGCGCGCCAGCGTGACGCCGGTCGCCGGCGCGCTCGGCTACGCCTGGTTCTGGGGCGCGGCGGGTTCGGAAGCGCTCGGCGCGATCACTACCATCAACTCGCTTGCGATCGCCGCCGCGGCGACCGGCACCCAGACCGCCGCCTCGCTCGGCACGGCCGACAATTCCGCCAACGCGCTCGCCTTCGACGGGTTGATCGTCCAGGCGGTGAAGGCGGGGTCCGGCGCCTATATCGCCACGCAGGCGTCGGGCACCGCCGGCACCGGCACGCCGCTCACCTCGGATTCGGCCGGCGGCATCGTCGAGATCGACGCGGCGCTGAAGTCCATGTGGGACAACCACCGCCTGTCGCCCGACACGATCTGGGTCAACTCGCAGGAGGCGCTCAACATTTCGCGGAAGATCGTCGCGGGGTCCGCCACGGCGGCGCAGCGCTTCGTCTTCGAATCGCGGCAGGACGCGGTCGGCGGCGGCATCATGGTGCGGAGCTATCTGAACCGCTTCTCCATGCAGGGCGGCAGCGTCCTCGACATCCGCGTGCATCCGAACATGCCGGCCGGCACGCTGCTGATGACGACGCGCAGCCTGCCTTACCCGCTCGCCGGCGTCGCCAACGTCGTGCAGATCCGGACGCGGCAGGACTATTATCAGATCGAATGGCCGCTGCGCTCGCGCCGCTACGAATATGGCATCTATGCCGACGAGGTGCTGCAGAACTATTTTCCGCCCTCGCTGGCGCTCATCACCAACATCGGCAACGGCTGAGGGAGGCGACGATGAAGATGCGTGCCCCCGAAGGCTGCTGCGGCCTCGTCCACGACGGCCGCTTTCTCGCAATCGGCGCGGACGGCTGCGTCGACATCGACGCGGCCGAGGCGGCGGCGCTCGCGGCCCACGGCTTCGTCGCCGTGCCGGACGCGCCAGCGGCGGACGACGCCGACGCCATGCCGGACATCGACGCGATGGGCCGCTCCGCCCTCTTCGCCTATCTGCGCGACCGGGGCGTGACGGTCACGCTGCCGATCACGAACGAGGCGCTGCGCGCCGCGGCGCGCGAGGCCACCGGCGCCTGAGAGGATCCGTCTCCGCCCTTATCCTGAGAGGCTGGCCGGAGACACCGCTTTTGTTTTCCAACCACCTCATCCTGAGGTGCGAGCGAAGCGAGCCTCGAAGGATCGGCAACCGCCGCAGTGGTGGCCCATCCTTCGAGGTTCGCTTCGCGAACACCTCAGGATGAGGGTGTGGAATCTCAAAAGTTTATTTTGAGTCAGGCTCTGAGGATTACGAACAAGAAGGAGAGTGTCCCGTGTCCTCGCCCTATGACATGATCGGCCTCGCCGATCTCAAGGCCTGGCTCGCCATTACGAGCACGAGCGACGACGCGCTGCTCGCCACGCTCGTCACCGAAGTCAGCCGCGCGGTCCTGACCTATCTCGACCGCCCGTCGATCCTGCCAGCCACGGTGAGCGAGACGCGCGACGGCGGCGGCGAGTCGGCGGTCGCGCTGCGGCACTGGCCGGTGCTCGCGCTGTCGAGCTGTCTCATCGACGGGCGCGCGATCCTGCCCGCGCCGCCGCTCGTGGTCGGCGCCGCCGCGGGGCCGGACTATGTGCTGGAGCCGGCCGAGCCGCAGCCGCCGGGCCGCATGCAGCATCTCGCGCTACGCGGCTTTCGCTTCACGCGTGGCGTGCAGAATGTGGCGCTGACCTACACCGCCGGCTATCGGATGACGGGCGAGCCGGCGCAGGTGCCCGCCGCCGCGCCCTACACGCTGACAGCCGCGCAGCCCTATGGGCTCTGGGCGAGCGACGCCGGCGTCGCCTATGCCGGCGGCGGCGCGCTGACGGCGGTCGCCGGCACGCCGGCGGCCGGGCAATATGCGGTGGTGGCCGGCGTCTACAGCTTTTCGGCGGCGGACGCGGCCGCGGGCCTCGCGCTGAGCTATGGCTATGTGCCGGCCGACGTCGCCGCCGCCTGCCGCGACTGGGTCGCCGACCGCTACGCCTATCGCGGCCGCATCGGCCAGCGCTCGAAGTCGATCGGCGGCCAGGAGACCACCTCCTTCGCCGTCACCGACATGCCCGCCTTCGTCGCGACCGCCTTGCAGCCCTACCGCCGGGTGGTCGCCCGATGATCGCCGCCGCCTTCGACGCGGCGGCCGTGGCGGCGGCGCTCGCGGCGAAGGCGGAGGCGCTGCGCCAGGAGTTGGAAGACCGGGTCGCCGCCAATCTGTCGGGCGCCGTGCTGCAACGCCGCTCCGGGCA